GTGCTTACAGCTGACAGTTCACGGGAAAGCCCCCCCCACTCGCATGGGGGTCCCTAACTTACTACCCTCTGGGCAGCCTCGGCAACCCTGCCTCCGTCACGACAGGGGTTACAAATACAACACTACTCAAACTCAAATTTTTATGGGTGTATGGCATTTTAGTCCTACTGGGGGTTGGTGGCCCACTTCGGCACTAGACTCAACTACCGCTACTTTTCTTGGTTATTTCACTATCACATTCCTACTCGGGTTCAAGTGACTCTCTCTGGCCCACTTTGTGGTGGGGAAAGCTACTTCCACCTCGTTTCCGCTCCTTGTCTTGGCAACTGTTTCTAGTTTCCGGCCCTTGACTTGAGAACTGTTTCTGGGGAGAGGTAGCCACGCTACGCATAGACGGGCGAGACTGGAATTCGGTAGGCCACCAGCTTGTAGCTGGTGCCTCCTGTCGGTACGGTCGAGCACGTCCAACTTGATTGGTTCCCGACACCGTCGGTATACCATTGGATTATGCTACGGCCCGCTGAGGACACGCTACCCGTGAACAACATACCTCCCGAATGGGTGAATGTGCCACAGTTGGCGTCTGTCGACCACACGACTAGGATTCGGCCTGACACTCGCTGGGTCACCCCGGAAGACCCAAGGGTGATGAGCGAGGAGGAGCCTGATACCAATGTCGCGTTAGATGTTAAAGCGGTATTGCTCGTGTACTGCCCGGTGTACACAGCATAGCCGGAGGACGATGGTTGCGCCTTGCGCAACTCCACCGTGTACCGCACCATGGTGTACCCGTTTGCACCGCTGGTCTGGTTCATTTTGAACACGCCAGGGCTGAAAAAGCGCGCTTCGCCTTCAGTCCCCGTCTTCAACCAACCTGACACCTTTGGTGTGATGGCGCAAGGCGCCCAGCACGATCCGATGCAGTGATCCGCAGTGTTGAAGAAGTCAGAGTAGCTGGTGTAGGTGGTGGTGTCATCGGGATCGTAGTCCCATGCCATCATCACACTGCCAACGGTTGTCGCGGGGCAAATTGGCACGTAGCCAAACTCACACTTGATGCGATACTCCTCAAACCCTCCGGCCAGCTGGCTGAGCCAACTAAAAGCCTCACTGCTAACCTGTATAGCCACACTGGTGCTCTCAATAGCCACAGCTTCAGTGTGGGTGAAACGAATCCCACCTTCCACGTTTTGGAACTTGGGCGCTTTTTGCGCTTGCCGCATCCCAAGGGATAGGGGACCTACCACTCGGGCTACTTCCTCACGTGTCCCGCCCTTCTGGCGGTATGCACTGACTATACCTCTCACCGCTCCCAACAATTGCCTTCCAGACCACTCGGCAAGGGGTCTCGCAACCTCACCGACTAGTGCCGAAACATCAGCTTTCCCATTTCCTTTCCGTCCATTGCGCTTCGCGCCATTTCTTGTCACAATCATCACAACTAGTTACCACGACCAATTGTCATTAAAGACAACCTAGTAGGGAGCAGGGTACACATCTTCAAGGGCAGCATCCCATTCCACAGTCTCATCCAACTGCCAGTCTGAGTAATACTCCTCTAGTGCCACCTGCTCATCGGGGGTAATCCCGAAAGCTACGTAGAAAGCGTACCTCGCATCATCGCTGATGGGGCGCTCGCGTGCATGTAGTCCCTTGGCCATCATCGTCATACCGCATTCCCAACCCACGCTCTTCTGGATCTTACTGGGTTTGCCGTATCGGACGTACGCCTTGTACATTTCTTGCATCACTGGAACGCCGCTGGAAAGTGCCAAACCACACTCGCCAACCGCGCCCATCCACTTAGCTCTCGCATTTTTGCCGCTAATGTCCAACATGCACATTGTGTCTTTCTCTCGAGCTTTGTCGAAATTCCGACACATGATGAGCCCGTTAGCGCACAACACTGGCTGCGCCTGACAGAACTCAATCTCGTGCAAGTCGTAAACTGGAGCCTCCGAGGTCATGACGAAACCCATCTCGTCAAACCACTCGTCCAAGCCCCTGGTGAAGGTGTTGAGGTCTCCAGCCTCCATCATCACAACACAATCATCACCATTGTTAGCTAGCTCAATGTTCACTCCCCTCTCGGCTGCGTAGGCGTGGATCATTGCACACATAATCAGGCAGTTGCCCAACGCTGTGTTCATGTCACCTGATAACCGTTTTCCTGTTACGCGGTACTTCAGTGTCCCATCGTCACACCGACCAAAACCAACGTTGTCGATCTGCCATCTCAGCAGCCTCGCCAACTCCTTGGAACGGAAGATGGAGTTGTACACACTGTGTTCCCAGCGGAGCATTTGCTGACTCAC